TTATCTTTTGCTTTCCTACTAATACTCATAATAAAATCTGCATTCATTACTTTAGCGTAAGAATCTGCAATCTTATCAGCTTCAATAACTTCAGAATCAATTGCCGAACGATTGGTTTGAGATGCTGTCCATATTGGAAGTCCTAATTCACCACCCATACCTCTCAACTCAATGTAAATACCACCCTGCTCTCCATACGTAGAATCAGAATTATTTGAGTGAGATAGAAGTAAATCAGCGTAATCGATAATAACCAAATCAGGTTTATTACCAGCAGCGGTCATTTTCTCAATATGTGCTTCAATCTTCTTTGCAGATACTCCCTTTGGTGGATAGTATTTAATTAATAGCTTTCCATTAAGTTTGTTAATCTTACTAAATACCTGCTCTTTATTTTCCTTCACTTCAGATGATGGAATTTGAGTAAAAACAGTATCGTAACGTTGTCCAACATAATGTTCTGAAAGTTCTAAGGAATAATGTACCACATTAAGTCCAGCTTTTACTGCTGCGGCACCTAATGCACATAATACCCAAGTCTTACCAACACCAGAAGGTGCAACTGCAACTCCCAATTCACCAGGTCCCAATCCACCATCCATTATCTCATCAATACAATCCCAACCAGTTGGAACTGAATTTCTATTAATTTCGGTAGTTCGTTCTTCAAAATCTAAAACATAATCATGTCCTAAATCATTATCAATACCCACTTTCATTGCCTTATCTACTAAATCTTTGATTTTATCGTAGTTTCCAGCTTTAAGTAAATCAATTGATTCAACAATTGCCTGTTTTAAGTTTTGATTAATACAAAATGAAGAGAATTCCTTCTTAACAAAGTCCATATCAGAATCACCAATGTTGGTAAATACTAATTTCAATTGTTCTATTACAGTTTTCTGAAATCCCTTATCATCTAATTTAGATACTTCCACTTTAAATACATCAAGTGTAGGTGATTTCTTAAAGTCATTATAATAGTTTTTTATCTCATCAGCAATCCATTTGTTGGATTCAGCTTCGAAGAACTTTGGATGTATAATCTCATTTAATGTATCTAACAAACGAACATCCGTAATCAAAGAAGATAATACCTTTGTTTGAAATGATTGTCCGTATTTAGAAAGAGTATCTATATTTTGCATCTATAACTTTTGATTTGAATCACAAATATACAATATATTTATGATATGACCTAATCTATTTTGTAATAATGTTGTGAAATGTTGATTGTAACCAATCATTTATATCTCTCCAATTTTGAAGTACCTTATATTTAGCACCAACTTTAAGGAAATCAAGTTTATTGAATTGGATATCATCTTCAGCGAATCTATCCATAATCTTTAATTTCTTATTGGTTGGGATATGTGGTACATCTAACTCCATTAATCTCTTATTCATCAAAAGTTGTTCTTTTGCTCCTAAGATATCATCATACAGTTTTATCTTCCCCTTCTTCTCCTCACACAATTGGAACAATTCCTCATGTGTTACTAGCCTATCTTCCGATAGTTCAGGAAACCTCTTTAAAGTGGTTTTAATACCACATCCTCTGATGCCTGGAATACAATCGGATTTATCGCCATCCAAAGTACGATATACTAAAAGATTTTCAGGCCAAATACCCCACTCATCAAAAACGAGTTGTCTATTATATAGTTTCTTTTTGGTTGGTGAGAATACAGTCACTTTATCTGAAACCAATTGTAGAAAATCTTTATCAGTTGAAACAATTATAACTTGCCCATCTAATTGATTTTGAACGTGATTGGTTACATATGCAATTGTATCATCAGCCTCAATACCATCATAAACCATAGTTTGTACAGGTAGGAAATCCAATATATCATTCAACCACACAAATTGTTGCCTCATTGATAATCTTTCATCTTCTTCAGATAACATCTCACCATAGGTTCGGTTAACTCTGAAACGATTCTTTTCTCTACCAGCCTTATACCCTTCATGTATATCTTTTCTGGATTTAGAACCATCTTTACCATCGAATGTAACCACAACTCTCGTTGGGTTAAATTCTCTGATTTGATATCCGATGGATTTGAGTGAACCAATCACCCCACCCGTATGGTCACCATCCTCATTCATTGTAGGGTTGGTTGTCCAGCTACGGATAAAGGTGTTTAGTCCATCAATAATAAGAACTCTACTGTTCCTATCTCGTAAATGATTCGTTTTGTGTTCCTCACTTACTTCGTTGAGGATTTCTTTGTAGAGTTTCTTCATTATGTTGTTGTTGTTGTATAACCATTACCATTAACCAATCCCACATTTTGTGGAGATAGGTACTTTTGGATTGCTCCCAATCTATCATCTGCATCTACCAACATCTGAAGAGCTTCTTCAGCGTTTGAATAGAAATCTTTTGTAGAATGGTCACCAATTCCGGCAGGATGGTTTTCCAACAACTCCAACGTAAGGAGTGCTTTTGCTTTATCAGCTTCCGCTGATGTGCGTAACATATTTGCTAATTTACTCATAACTTATTGTTTTTTTAATTTTTAATCTCCAATAACTTGGTCATCTACTACTAAGTTATCTACATCCTCTGATGCTGATTTATACTCCCTAATGGTAGCTTCACAAATTTTATTATAAATTTGTTCTTCTAATTTCGGGTCGTTTTTCAACAACTCAGGGAATTCTTTGGATTGGAATTTATGCTCCTCACCAGTTTCAGTATCAACATACTTATACCAAGCTCCACCTTGCGTAACGATTTTGTTTTCTTTCATAATATTCAACCACGATCCGCAATTGTCAATTCCTCTATCAAACATAACCTCAAAGTCAGCGTGTCTAAGTGGTGGTCCCATTCGGTTTTTAACAACCTGTGCTCTCACCTTAATACCTACGATTCTATCAACACCATTTACTTTGGCTTTGATACTTCCCATTCCTTTTAATCTTAAACGTACTGAAGCATGGAAAGCGATAGCTTTACCACCTGAAGTAGTCCAAGGGTCAGAGAATGGCATTGCGTTCATTTTCTGTCTTAACTGATTTGTGAAAACCAATGTGATTTTCTGTCTACCAATTAAGTTAGTAATCTTACGCATAGCCTTTGATATGATAATTGCTTTATCAGTTGCGTATCCATCTTTACCATAATCTGCATCCATCTCCTTTTCAGTTGATGCTGCTGCTACTGAATCTACTACGATTGTTACAAGTCTATCTTTCGATGCTACTCTTACATTTTCAATAATAGTTTCGGTGATTTCGAAACATTGTTCTACTGTCTCAGCTGCTACATATAATAATTTAGATACATCCACTCCAATTACTTCTAAGAACTCTCTACTTACTGCATTTTCAGTATCGATTAGTACAGCTACTCCACCTTTCTTTTGTGTTTCAGCCAAAAGGTGTGCAGATACTAATGATTTTCCAGATTGTTCTAGTCCAGTAATTTCAGCAATTCTACCAACAGGGAACCCACCATAAGGTCGGTTCGAAATGGCAACGTCTAGCATAGATGCTCCAGAGGATACCCAATCAGATACATCAGTAGGAGAATCCCCACCATCCAAAAAGAATGCCACCTTTTGGTCTTTTGCTTTTTTGTTAAGAGATTCGGCAAGTAAACTTGCCAAATCATCTTCTTTTGTTATCTTTTTTGCCATTAAAATTTAGTATTATGAGTTGAATAAATCATCAAATGCGTTAGCAACATCATCCAACTTCTTTCTATCAACAGGTGCTGCTTGTACAGGTGCTGCTGTTGGAGTTGGTGCTGCTGTTGGTGCTGCTGTTGGAGTTGATAAGGTTTGTTGAGATGCCGTATCATTTGCTCCTTCTGCTGATGGATTTAACCAACCTTCTAATACACTTTTCAATTCATCATAAGATAATTCAGAATAAATATCAGTAATATTAGTCTGTCCTTCTAATAATTGTTTAACCTGAGCATCATCATTTGTGATTGGTGATACTGATGGTTTAACTCTAATAGTAGTAACAGGGTAAGATGTTCCAGCATCTTCTGCTGATGTGTACTCAATAGTAATATCTCTACCAGTTGTTGGTTCAGTAATATCACCATAATCAGGATCTGCTATATATCCTAAGATTTCTTGGTAAACAGTTTTACCAAATCCCCAAAATTTAATTCCTTCACCTTCTTCACCTCTAACTAATACAGGTACGAAAGTTCTTAATTTCGGTTCCATTTTCTTAGCTGCTTTCCAATCTTCTTTATCACCCATTCTCTTTAATTTGTCAGCAAACTCTACAATAGGGTCTGGTCTTCCAAATGATGATGGAGATAAATAAGTTTTGTTGTTGATGTTGTAGTGAAAATACAATTCGATGAAAGGATTTTCTTTGTTGAATAGGTAAGGTACGATTCTTACTTGATGTTTACCTGGAGATGGTTTCCAAAGATTACTTTTTGAGTTTCCAGTGTTTTGTAGTTTGTTCAGTCTACCTCTGATTGCGGATAAATCTAGTCCCATGTTTTTAAAGTTTTAATAGTTTATTTATTTAATGGTTTTATTTTGGTGTCTTTCCTACACCACATATAAATATCAAGAAACCTCATTTTAAGGTACTTCCTGATGGTTTGTTTCACAAATATACGAAAAATAATTGATACTACCAAACATTATTTGAAAAACTTTTTGAGTGGCTGTATTTTGGTATCTTTCTCCATTTGTTATACAAATATACGAAAAATAATTCATACTACCAAATGTTTTTGAAAGTTTTTTAATAATAGACGTGTAATGTGTATCTTTCTCCATTTGTTAAACAAATATACGAAAAATAATTGGTATAAACAACAAAAGAGGGAAATTTCTTTCCCCCTTTTTAAATTTGTTTTGTTTTTATGTATCTATACGATATCGGTAGATTCTATTAATGTGTATGTGAAAGAGTTTCCCCATACATCTTTAGCCTTATTACATATTTCCATAAATTCATAGAAATCGGATTGTTTAGAAAATACTTGACAACCAGCAGACCATTTATCAATTTGAGTTGAACCATTTTCAAACTTACCAGCTTTATGAATGTTGATTCCAAATATACCTTCTTGTACATACTCTTCAATCATATCATACTTACCATCTTTGTTTTTATCTCTATAAACTTTAACGGGCTTTTGTTGTCTTAATGCTTCATACTTACCTTGATGTAATCCAATTTTATGTGAACCTCTATATTGACCAGGTTTTAGAATTGCAACACCATCTTTATTCAATAACGTCTTTTCCCAATGAGAACCAGGATCAGTTGTTGCTTTGTATTCACTATACATCCACTTACCATCTGAATCCTTATATGATATTGTTAAAGTATCATCAAACCTATTTGTTACCTCACCATGAGTATCGGAATTTCTAATACCAACAATGTTAACATCATATCCTTTATCACTTGTAAAGTATTTATATCCATTGCAGTTTAATGCCTCTTCGATTTGTTCTCTTGTAAATTTTGCCATTTGTTACTCTGTTATTTTTGATTGAATTCTATAACCTCAAAGATACGAGTTTGGATTTTCTTAGTACCCTCTGTATTTGTAAGTATTATTGAGTTTCTAAATTTCTGCCAATCAATGATAAAGGATTTATCCAATACCCCACCATTTTCTTCTCTAACCAGTTGGTTAAGTGCGTTTATTGTGTAAAGTGAATTTGATTCTTTTTTACGATGAATTAATATGGTATCTCTTAATGGTTGATGTGGTCTGAATTCAGTATTGATGTTATATGTAATATATAATTCATCTAAATTTGCTTTGTTTTGCAAGATGTAGATGTAGTTATATACGATTACATAAGTCTCTCTAATATCTTGTAGAACCTTTTGTAACTCAGCCTTTGTTGTAAATGTACACAGTAATTGTGTTTTCATATTTATATTTCTCTATAATGAGAATTCCTTTGTTGAATATAAATATAAACTACTTACACAAAGGGATAAATTATTGGTATAATTATTTTTTAAGATTTGGATTTAAAACAATCTTGCATTCCTTTACTATATTGGAATGTGTTATTTGTTTTTCCAGTTGCACCAGCTTTTGAACGATAACTTTTTTTACCAATTTCAATTTCCTCTCCATCGGAATCAATAGCGTAAACAAATACAGTTTTTCCAGTTACATTGCCCTCATCATCTTTAACTAATTCTTCAGACTCCTTTAATCTAAACTTTTGTTTAAATTCAGTTGTACTATTTACACCAATACACCCCCTAAGTACTTCACCATTAACTGTAGCACCACCCATATTTACATCCAATGATGCACCGACCATAGATGATGGATTTCCACTTTCATATTTCTTAGGTGGATAATCCATAAGAGATAAATGAAATCCTCTGATTGTTTCCTCAGCTTCCATTAATCTACCTAATGGTACTGTAGCTCCATCTATATCTACCGATTTTTTATTAAGTACCTCTACTCGTTCTCTTTGTAAATTTACAACTTCAGCTCTTTCATCGGATATAAGTTTTTTTACATCAATACCTTCAATAGATGAATCCTTTGATTGTAAAATAAGTCCTATTTTTGTTATTACCTTAACTTCATTTGTTTTACCATTACCATCAGCAACCATTCTACGAATAGCTTCGTATTTTTCCTTCATTGATACTGAAGTTGTAGTGGAATCAACAGGTAGATATTCCTTAAATTGTTTTTTAGGGCTACCATCCTTACCAAATATAGCTACCTCAATGTTTTGTTTTAGGGTTTGGGTATCCTTTTCTATAATGTCTACTTGGGTATCTACTGGTAATTCAGATAATCTACCAGCAATAATAGCTGCTTGTTTGTTATAGTTTTCTTCGATAGCTACCATTTTAGATGAATACCCATCTACAATAGATTTAGATTCCACCTTATCTTCATCAGATAAGTTACTATTATCAATAGAGTTTTTATAATTTTCTCCTTCTTGAGCTAACGTAGAGTTGTCTTGAATATCAGAAGTTGATGTTTTATCAGAATGAAATTGAATCAATAAGTTACCACTTTTATCGTTTACAAATGTAGCAGTATCAGATGGATTCATTCCACCACCACCAGCTTTAACAAACTTAATAGCATCTTCTTTAGATACTTCAGTACCATTTGGTAAAATAACTTTGTTAGCATCATTGATAGCTAAAACTTGTGCATCTATGGATTCGGCTGCTCCATAGTAAGTATCTATCTTATCAATAGTACCGAATTTACCATCTTTTTGAAGATTTTTAGCTCTTTGTTGAGTTGTGTTGTATTTTGTTCTAGCTGAACGAGCTGATATTACACACTTAGACCATAACTTATCATTTTTGATATCCTTTGGTATTTTACCAACACCAGATGATTTACTTTGCTCT